CAGCAGATCGCCCGGTTCAAGGAGATGGAGGTTGAGGACTCCCTCAACTCCCTTCTGGCCCCGGTCGGCATCCCGAAGGTCCCGTTCACCCCGGTGACCACGGCTAGCTGATGCCCACCCTGCTGACCCTGAACTATCAGGACGCACTTCGCCGCACCCGCCACGCTGTCGGGGATGCGGTCGGCAAGCACTGGGACGCACTCGGCCACTACGACAAGGCTGACGTGCCCCGGTTCGTCGCGGCCGTCAAGCCGATCGTGAAGGCCGGGCAGGCTCGCGCCGTCGCGCTGTCTGGCGCGTACCTCGCCAAGCTGACCAAAACCCCGACCCCCGGCATTGACCCCTCGCTCGTCTCCGGCGCTGCCGTTCGCAACGGGGTCTCGCCCGACGATGAATACGAAGCCCCATTCGTGAACGTGTGGACGTCGCTGAAGAACGACGGCGACTGGCAAGCGGCGGTGCAGTCCGGCCGCGACCGGGCCGTCTCGTCATCGCTGATGGACGTCGCCCTCTCGACGATGGCCTCCTATGTCCTCTTCGGACAGATGAACAACTCGCAAGCTGACGAGTCGGGGCAGATCGTTGCCTGGCGTCGGGTTGCCGAGGCAGGTTGCTGCGAGTTCTGCCAAGAGATCGACGGAGCCCACACCGGCCCCGACACCCCGCAGCCGCTCCACAACCGTTGTGGATGCACCGCAGAGCCGATCTACGGACGCTCCCGTCCCGAGGGCAAGTATCTCGACGCGGGGACGACGATCGGGGTTACCACAATCCAGGATCACGGCGAGCTCGGCCTGGTCATCACCCAGAAGGGCGACTCATTCACCGGGCCGGAAGCGGTCGTATCCGCAGCGAAGAGCGCGGTGGACCCGAAGAACTTCTCGAGTTACGAGGCGTTCGCCGCCGCACGTGCCGCCGAGAGGTCCGCGCAGAGCTAGAACGCACTTTCGATAGTCGCCCACTACCGGACGCCGAAACCCGGAACGGGTCGTAGGCCCAATCTGGGGTGCCGATCGCTTAGCCGGGCTCCTGTGGCCTCCCACGGCACTCTCTGGCCCCATACCCGAACACACGTTCGAGATTCTTCCCCCGCGCGAGGTGGGGGCAACTGAAAGAAGACGGCGCGATGCCCGATAGCACTGAAACCGACCCCGCTGAGCAGATCGAGGCCGCGGCCGTCACCACAACGACAGAGACCACTCCCACCGACGAAGCCCTCGGCGACGGCGGCAAGGCGGCTCTGGTCAAGGAACGCGCAGCCGCGAGGGCTGCGGAAAAGCGCGCAGCCGAAGCGGAGGCGCGCATCAAGGAGTTCGAGGACCGCGACAAGTCCGAGGCTCAGAAGTTGGCCGAAGAGCGTGATGCCCTGAAGGCCGAGCGAGACTCTCTCGCTCAGAGCACCCTGCGGCGCGACGTCGCAGACGAAAAGGGACTCACCCCGGCCCAGGCGAAACGCCTGGTGGGCACCACTCGCGAAGAGCTGGAAGCCGACGCCGAAGCCATCCTCATCGACTTCCCCATCACCGCGGCCAAGCCGCAGTTCGCGGACGTCGGACAGGGAGTCAGGCAGAACGGCAACGCACCCACCTACCGGCTGTCCCAGCTCAGAGACCACGCCTTTTACGCCGCGAACAAAGCCGACATCGAAGCCGCAATGGCTGAGCCCGGTGGAACTCGCATCATCCCTGACTAGGAGTCAACCTCATGGCCGATATCACATCGACTATTCTCGCCCCATTCATCCCCACCCTCGTCGCCAATACGGCGCTCGAGATCCTTCGCAACAACATCGTGCTCGCGAAGGTCGTGACCAAGGACTCGGACGTCGCAGCGTTCAACGTCGGTGACACCCTGAACATCCCCTACCCCGGAACGTTCGTCGCCAACGACAAGGCTGCCAACACCGCCGTCACCCTGCAGGTCCCGACCGCGACCACGACCTCGGTCGTGCTGAACAAGCACAAGGAGGCGTCGTTCCTCTTGGAGGACCGCGGCGCTGCCCTCGCGAACCAGGATGTGCTGCGCCTCTACACCGAGGCTGCCGTCATCCCGATCGCGGAGCAGATCGAGACCGACCTGTTCGGCCTCTACACCGCCTTCACCAACACGACCGGCGTTGGCGGCACGAACCTGAACTACGCCACCCTCGTCGCGACTCGCAAGCTGATGAACGACAACAAGGTGTCCAAGGCGAACCGCTACCTGGCGATCTCCGACAAGGACGAGGCCGCGCTGCTGTCCGACACCACCATGGTGCCGTACTTCCAGTACGGCAACGGCAACAGCCTGGTCGACGGCAACCTGCCCTCGATCGCCGGCTTCAAGCTGCTCCCCTCGCAGCTCGTGCCGTTCGCCACGAACACGAAGAACCTGGCCTTCGACCCCGGAGCGATCATCCTCGCCACCCGCGGTCTGCCGGCCGCTCCGGCTGGCTCGGGTGCGAACTCGGCCGTCGTCACCGACCCGATCTCGGGCCTGACTCTCCGCAGCACCGTGGCGTACAACGCCTCGCTGCTCGGCGTGCAGGTCACGATCGACGTCCTGTACGGCGTTGCCAAGCTCCGCAACGAGAAGGCAGTCGTCGTCCTCTCGTAGTTCCACCGGGGCGGGTGCTCATCACACCCGCCCCACCCCTCACCTAGGAGAACCATGGCAGGCGTCATCACCGCATTCAGCGGATCCGTCATCACGACCACTGGGTCGGAGACTTCCGGGCACAGCGTCATTGGCTCCCAGGTGAGCGTCGAGCTCGTGGCAACCCCGGTGACCGGCACCACTCCCTCGGCGACGTTCTCGGTCCAGTGGTCCGACGACGGGACCAACTTCGCCGCGCTCGCGGCTGACACCTTCCCCGCGATCACGACTGCCGGCAACTACGTGCAGTCCTTCGCGGTGAAGGGGCAGTACTTCAAGTTGGCATGGACCGTGACGGGCACCACGCCGTCATTCACCGTCACCGCTCTCGCCTACTCGTAAGCCCTCAACAAAGGAGAAAGCCGCGATGGCTGACACTGAAAGCACGATCAAGTACCTCAAGGTGACCGACACCAGCTCCCATGTGGGGGCGACGGTCGGGTACCACTCGGTCGACACCGCCGACATCATCGACGCGAACGGCAAGGCGACCGCGTTCGAGTTGCCGAAGCTCATGGGCGACGGTCAGTCGTTCGAGTGGGTGTCTGAGGCGGAGGCGCGCAAGAACCACCCTGCGCTGTTCGGCATCGACCCGAACGCCGACGCCAAGCCGGAGAAGGCCGAGAAGTAGGCCGTGACTCTGCCGAACCTTGCCCAGACGACGGATGTCACCGCGCTTCTTCAGCGTGAGCTGACGACGGCTGAGCAGACGTATGCACCGACCCTGCTGGCGTCTGCGTCGGGCAAGGTTCGGTCCTACACCCGCCAGGTTCTCTCGCAGGTGCTGGCCGACACGTACACCACGTTCGGGACGTGGGAGCAGCGGATCACACTGCCGCAGCGCCCGGTCACCGGCATCACGTCGATCACCATCAACGGGACCGCCGTCGCCGCAGGTTCGTACTCGTGGGACCGCAACGGCAACATCGACATCCTCTCAGGGTCGTTCCAACCGGACGTGAGTGGCAGCTACAGCGGCTCCCGCTCCAACCTGTGGGGTCCTTCGGGATCCACCTTCCTCAACTACGCCACCGGGCCGAACTGGAACGGACCCACGGCGACGATCGTGGTCGTCTACGACCACGGCTACGCTAACGTGCCGTCCGACATCGCCGACGAGGTGGCAGGCATGGTCGCATCGCGTATCGCCAGCCCAACCGGCATCAGCATGGAGCAGATCGGCGGCTACAAGGTCTCCTACGCCCGCCAGTCCCCCACCGTGTCGATGGTCCTCACCGATGACACCAAGGCTGTCCTGAACCGGTACCGGCTCCGTTCGGCAACTGTGTCGGGGGCGACTCCGCATTGAGCGCCATCGACCACCTGCTGTCCGAGGCGTGCACAATCCAGAATCAGTCCTCGACCGGTACCGGTTTCTACGGTGGCCCGGTGGTCGGCCCTTCCGGCTCACCCGTCAACGCGACCGGGTACCTCGAGCAGCAGGTCACCGTCGAGCTCCTCGTCGACCGGTACACGACCGTCACCCGATGGATTGGGTACTTCCCGCTCGGGACCGTCATCGGCCGGCTCGACTTCGTAACGTTCAACTCGCAGAAGTTCCAGGTCATGGGCGAGCCGGAGAACTGCTACAACCCCCGCACCCGTGTTGTCTCTCACATTCGCTGCGATCTGACGGTCGTGAACGGATGATCGAGCTCGAAGGACCCATGTTCGAGGAATCTGCGTCGCTGCAGGAAGACGTTGAGAAGACCGACGTTGTGGCGTCATCGGCCCTCACCGCAGCCGAGTCGATCGCCGATGTGGCGCGCGGGACAGCCCGCGTCCTGACTGGGGCGTACAAGGCTGGCATCGGTGCTGAGCCCTGGGTCTCACACCGTGGCGTCCACGGCGCTCGAGTGA